GGCGTTCTGAGAAGACGGAAATCCTCGCGTGGCATCAGGTGCCCCGTCCCTTATCCCCACCACGGCGATCAAGCGGTCCGCCATCACCGGGTTTCTTGGGCGGCACTGGCTTAGGCTTCGGTACGATCTTGCTCGGATCGAAACTCGTCGGGAAGTATGGTCGCACCGTGCCAGTCGGGAACCCCTTGGGCGTCGGCGGCGTGAACAGCGGTCGTTGCATAGGGTTGTAGCCGAGCAGCCCGCCGGCCATCGGTCCGCCTTGCTGGCCAAGCCCGGCGAGCAAGCCCATGAGCGGGTTCCCACCACCCGTCTTCCCGTATCCGCCACCTGACGGCGTCAGACCAGTCCAACCCGCCGGCTCGATGCTGCCGGGCGGGCGAAGCCCGGTCATGGGCTGACCGCCCGAGAGTTTGCCAAGCGCACCTGTGCTCATTACCGTCTTCCTTCTGGCCTCGATTCGACCTCGATTCCTTGAGCGTGAGTCCAAGACCCGCCCGCCGCAACAATTGTCCTGAACCTGACATAGCGGTTGTTGATTCTGAGCGGGCACAAACCGTTTCCATTCACACTCGCGGCCGAGCCCGTCGTGAGGCTGTCCGTGGGCAGCGCCCGGTGGATTGGCGTCACCGTGACGGTTCCCCCATCGACGATCGGACGCGCCCCCGTCACGAACGACCGGCGCCCATCGAAAAGCTGGTGCTCGGCCGTATCGAGGGTCGCTTCCAAGTTGGCCCCATCGAAGAACCCGAGCTTGTGCGCCGTCGTCATGGCCGCGAGCTGAAACTTTCCGCCCGTCCACACGCGACTGTCCGGTGAGAACGTCCAGGTATCGCCATTGAATCCCTGGATCGCATCGATCGCATCGGGCGACACACCCAGCGTCATCGCCGTGAATACGATCGCCAACTCGAAACCGGACAACGGCGCCCACTTCCGATTCACCACGTCGTAAATCAACATCTTGTTCGGCATCCCCGACGCATTGCCGGAACCCGGATAAGCCCAATAGACGAACTTGTTGATCGGATCGACCGCCGCCGTCATGCGGTAATGGTTCGTGGTGTCGAGATCGGCGAGGATGGTCTTGTCCACCTTATTCGCGCCGATCGCGTGCGATTGCACGCCATCAAACGCATAGAACCCATCCTCCGACAGATAGAAGACCACATCGTCGTACTGGATCGCCGAGCCCGGCACGAAGCACCCGCGAACGCCTTCGACACGATCGGCCTGGAACACAGTGCCGATACCCGAGAACGTCAACCGCGTGACGCCCTTCTCTTGCAGAATGACCGCATACTCGCCCCCGAAGACGCCCTGCACGGGACCGTCCTCGTCCTGCAAGTCCTGGAAGTCCGCCGTGGTCGTCGCGCTCACCGTCCACGCGGTCTCATCCGGCAGGCCCGCCGTCGTCAATCCAGTCCAGCGAATGCGATTCGGCACGTTGCCATCTGCCGTGTCGAACGTGTTGCCGACCAGGATGCGATTACGAACGCGCGTGATGTAGCGCGCCTTGGGAGGCGAGCCGCCAAGCGCCGTGAAGTTGGCGCCGCCGAACGTGCTGGTTTGAAGATCATCGGCGAAGTTGGTTGCGAGAATCTGGTTCTCGAACTTGAGAAAGCGCCAGCCAGGCGATTCTTCCGCGCCCGTCGCATAGGCCCCGCTCACCCGCGTTACATTCGTCCATGCGAGCGTCGAGGAGTTGAGATTGTAGAGCTTCGTCGCATCGCCCGCGTAGATGAAGGCACTGCCGTCATCGTCCCTGAAAGCATGAGCGCCCTGACAGCGTGCCGTAAGCGCACCCGTCGAGTATGTCCCAAGCGCGCCATGCGGCGTGTAACTCCGCGCGGCAGGCTTCACATTCAGGATGTTGATCGATCCCGGATTCTGGAACACGGGGAGATCAGGCAAGTAGTCGGGAAACGGGATGATCGGCATGGCATCACGTCCACGTCGTGCCCGGCACTGTCGCCGGTGTCCACACACCAGCGCCAGCCGCCGCCGCAGCCCATGCGTCGCTTGCCGCCGCCGTCACCGTCCAGGTCGCAACCACACCAGCCAAGATACCCGGATAGATGCCAGTGATCTGCTGGCGATCAGCTTGTGCGATTGCACCATCCGGCACAGGCGCCAAGATCGCGAAGTCACCCACATAGCCCTGGACGGACTTGCGACGCGATACAGTGTCGATTGCCATTATGCCCACTCCCCGCGAGTGAAGGTGGTGGCGTCGTCGCTGATCGTGGACGTGGCGATGTTGGCACCGTCCGCATCGTTGCGAAGTGTCTCGGTCGTAGCCGTCGTAGTTCTCTTGTTCCTCGCCAGTGCGAATAGCCAATTCAGTTTCGCCTTCAACGTACTCGTCGCGGCCGGTACGGCGGACTCTTCCGCGAACGTATCGACGTTGATGACATCCAGAACTTCGGTGTTCACCTGAGCGGGCGTCGCGCGCGAGGACACAGTGGCGTCGAGGTTCGATGCCGTCAGCCCCGTGACGCTGCCGACAGCGCCAGTGACACTGCCGACGGCACCCGTGACCGATCCGACCGAGCCATTCACATTGCCCGTGACCGTCGTCACGGATGGGATCACATTACCCGTCCCCGCGTAGCCCGTGCCATCAAAGAACGCCTCGGCGTTATCCGCCGCGACGGAATCGCCGCTGATGTGTGAGACGTTGGTCTCCGGCCGGCCGGATGCGAAGGTGCCCGCCGTGCCGCCGAAGTGCGAGACATTGACCTCGGGCCGTCCGCCGGCGGCAGTTGCAACGGTGCCGGCGACGTGCGTCAGATCGACCTCGGGAACGCCGGCCACGGTAGGCGTCGCGGCGGCGGTGCCGAGCCACTGCGTGACATTCGCGGTGGAAGGACGGCCAAGCGTGAACTCGCCGACCACTTCGCCGACGACGCTGACGCTATCCACCGTGCCGGTCGTGATGACGAGCGCGTAGCTCGTGGCATCGGCATAGCCGTTGCCAGAAGTCGCCACGACGCGGACATTGTTGAGACCCGTTACGCCGTCAAAATCCACGGTGAGCGTGATGCCGGCAGTGAGTTGGGTCAGGGAGTTGTCTGGATACGCCGAGACGACAGGCGTACCGGCAAGCGTGAAGGGCGCGCCCGTGGAGAAGCGCCGTGTGGTGAACTTCACATCGAAGGTCACGCCGAGGGTGTAGTCCCTGATGCTCATGCCGCGAGCCTTCCAGGTTCACCGACTAAGCCGCCGCCAATGCCGGCGAGCCGGAAGGGTCGGCCGACAGCGGCCTCCTCGACAAGAGGCGCCTGCACGCCGATTGGCATTGAGTAGTGATAAGGAAACGGCTCCACCGGCGGCCCAAACGCATCGTCCGTCACGGTGCCCGTAAGCGTCAGGTTCGCCGCGTTACCGGAGAAGTCCGTCAGCCGCGAGCCCGAGGTCGGGTTCCACCAAGCGCGCATGATGTTCTTCGGCCGAATGCGGACGGGATGGTCACCACCGCTCAAAGCATCAAATTCCGCCAAGAATAATTCTGCGTTCCACATCGTAAGTAACGCAACATTTCCATCAAACGGAATTGTAATGGCAGCCCTGACACGAGCGCCTATTGCTTGAAAATCTATAGTTGGATCACTAACCGACGTACCAAATGTTTTCTCAAAAATAACGTTTTTTGCATACGTTCTTGGTGTGCTATCATCAACAAAAATAGCCGCAACGAAAGTCCACGTATTCGCATCAATAAGAGTCGCGCCAGATGCAGCGCCCATGGTTGTACCAGCATCATTGGCTTTCTGAGAGCTGAATGCTCCGGCCGCAGTCAAAAAACCGATATACTCGCCAGCGGCGCCGTTATTTCCTAAACCGCCCCAACAACGTGCGGCCCCGGCGGTCACGGATGCGACCTTTATCCACACCCCCATTGTCAAGGGTTCAGCCGTGATCCCAGTATCCGAACGGCTAAAGTAGTTCGCCGTCGTCCAACCCGAGCACGAGCGGGCCATGCTAGATGGCTCCGGCTCGCTTGAGCGCGCAATAGGCCATGCCCATCGCCTTTTGCGGCGTCGTCGCCTTGCCGCGCACGCCGGCACGAATCGCGAGGTTGATCACCGCAGCGTTCAGATCGAGGTAGGTGTCGAGGTCCTCGATCAGCGCGTCGATGTCGGTCACGTCGAGATTGGCCGTCGCGTCCGCCTCTACAAAGACCTTGCGAACGAATTGCTTGACCGCGATCTTGCGCTCTGCTGGGGTCATGGACATGGCATCACTCCCAAATGATGTAGGGCTGCACGGTCAGGATTTGCGCCAACGTCCAGCCTGTGGTCTCGAACGTAAGGTCCATGACGACAACTTCGCCGCCAACGAGCGTGTCGGCATTGAGCGTCCACTTCGCCTCGCCATACTGATCGTTGTCGCCAGCGCCCCATTCCAGTGTCGCGGTAGCGCCCGCGAGGCCGGCTACAGCATCCGCTGTCGTCGTCTCGGCAACCGGCGTCGCGCCGGACGGGCTTTCGCCGTTAGCGACCGAAACCCACTTCGGATTGATCTTCGCGATGCCGGACGTAGCGTTAGCGATCGCCTTGAGCACGAATTTGCCTGTTCCAGTCGGCAACGTCGGCGGCATGACGAAGCGCAAACGCCAGATCGCATCGGCGTCCAGCGATGCCTCGACGCCGAGCCCGCCGTCGTGCTTGGAGTTCGCGCCAGCGCCGACATGAAAGTTCGGGAACAGCCTGCCCGCCGTATCGACCGGGAAAGCGCTATGGGGAAAGATTGGACCGCCGGCCATGACCTAGCTCCTCTCCCGCGTGAAGGCGGCCCACCACTCGATGCCGACGGGCACGGCGCAGATCAACGCCACAACCGCGAGAAAGAGCCCGCCAACAACGAGTTGGGCGAGCCTACCGATGCCGATGACGTGGCGCATCTACTTCTTTCTCCGCTTCTTTACACGACGTGCCAACCCGGCCTTCTCAAGAGCGATGGCAATCGCCTGACGGCGCGGAGGCCCGGAGTGAACCAACTCACTGATGTTGGCACTCACGGTCTTTCGCGATCGCCCCTTCCTTAGCGGCATCACGGAGCTCCCACGTCGGACCGGATCACGAGTGGCGAGCCGGAGTAGCGCCCCTTCATGTCACGCAACCTCTGCTCGGCCAACGCCTTGTCGAAAAGACCACGAAACTGCGAGTGACGCTGTGTCTCGTCGGGCTCATTGATGAACAGCATCGCATGAGCCAACGCGCCATATAGATAAAGATCAGGGTTCTGCGTGAAAAGCGTCGGCACATTGCTTGCCGACAAGGCCGACAATCGCGCGTAATAGACGGATTCCAGAGTGTAAGTCGCATCGGCAATCGGACGTAACTGAATTGACGTTCCGACTAAGCTGTAAGCCTGCGGTTTGCCCGTTGTCGCACTAGGAAATTCAAAATCCAATTGATGTGGTGGGAGGTAGCGAAGGACAACCTGTGGATCAGTTGTTATTTTCAGTCGTTCCAATCTCAAAAAACTAGCCGCCGTGGTAGGTAACTCTATGTATTGCGTATTGGTGGTCAGTGTCGCAGTTGACCGCGTTTCCATTTCACGGATTTCAAGGCGGCGATTGATTTCTGCTTCGGCTAGTGCAATGAACTCAGGCGTGCGCGCAGATTGATCGGTCCGCACTAGCCAGTTATGGACAGCATCCTGAAGCTCTGCGAGGGTCGTGATGGCCACGTTTCACTCCGCTGCGACCGCTAGACCGGATTCGGAGTCCACGCGCCATGGCGGCGGGGGACCATGAGCGTGAAAGTCCGAGAGCTGCTGGACGATGCCGTTCGGCCACATGGCAAAGGGCTGAATGTGACCTATGGCCATGTTCTCCAAGACGCCGATCGTGCGTCCTGTCCTGGCCCACAACCGCCAGAAGAACACGTCTTCGTCCTCGTGTTCGCCATTCCATGTTCCATTCCGATCGGGCCTCGGCATGAACCACGGTCTCTGTAGCGTCGCCAACGCGCCTGCCCGAAAAGCCGTCAGGCCGAAGTGTCCGATCAGAACGCCATCGACTTCTTGCGGCATCGTTCTCCCGTCATGCCGCTTGACCTGCAATGGCATGGCGCAATCGAACCCGTCAGCGACAGCGCGCGCCACGGCCGCGACATCCGAGAGCGAGAACAACGTATCGTAATCGAGCGTCAGAACGATCTCGGCTCCACGCTCGATCTCCTTCTCCATGCCCGTTTGCAGGCATTGCCCCCAAAACGCGCCAGTGACCTGCTGCAACGAGATACCGGCGGCGGGAAGCGAGTTGATCGAGCAAAAGAAGTTGTCCATGAACCCAAGCCGGGGCACGGACATGACGGCATGGATGCGCGGGAGTTCCATCACGCCAGCCTCGCCGTCGTGGTCTTGAACTTCTTGTAGTCGTTGTCGTCGAGCCACTTGAACAGCGCCTTGTCGTCGTTCCAGATGCCCTGACGGATCAGCATATAGACCGTGATGCAATCCAGGGTGGCGACATGCTCGGCCCAATGGCCGGGCATCAAGCCGCGACCGTTGTTCGTTCGCCGCTTGTTATGCTCCAACACCGGCTCGGCGTCGCAAACCGAAAGGAAGCGGACCTTCCGCTCCACTTCATCCCAATCCATGTAAAGCCGAGTGCCATCCGGCTTCACATCGATGAGTTCGCGCGTGCTCATGGCTAGATCGTATAGCCCGCGATGTTCGCTTCGCCCGTGATACCGACGCCCCCGGCTCCGGCTTCGACCGAGCAGGCGTTACCCGGCGTCATGGCGATGGGCGAAGCGAACGTGACGATCGTCGGAACATTCGTCACCCGCCAGGACATCAGAATCGTGGTGCCATCCTTCAACGTGCATTGGATGCCCGTGACGGCGGCACTGAAACTGAAACTGACGTGGGTAACGTGGTGACGAAGGCCGACGCTCGCGGTTGGAGCGGCGAGCGTCGCCGTTGCGACTGCGTTGACGGCATTGGCGGTCGCCGTCTGTTGAGACGGCCGTTCCTGGACTACATTCATGGTCGCCTCCTAGACAGGCGCCAACGTGACCGTCACCACTCCCGTTGCCGTCGTGAGAACGCCGGTGAAATCGATCGCGAGGGAATCGCCGGCAGCAATATCCAGATCGGAACTCGTCGTTGACAGAGTGAGCACCTGGTTTGTGTTCGCCGTTCCCTTGAGATTGACCGTACCGGAGTGCAGCGCCGTCCCGGATGTGATCGCGGTACCCGATGGAACCTTACGCACCGCCCCCGTCACCGCTCCCGCATCGGTGCCGGCAACCGTGACTCGCGACGTGATGTCCTTGACGCGATAAGCACGCGAAGCGGCGAAAAACGTCTTGTCAACACTGGCGGCAACCCACTCACCAGTGGCCGGGACGAAACCGAGTCTGGCCCCGTCCTTGCCCTGGATGTCCAATGAGCCGTCATCCGGCTGTACGATGTTAGGCATGACATGTCTCCATGTGAGCGGGAGCCTCGTTCATGGAACGACAGCCCCCGCTCACCCTTGAGTCGGTTACGATTGCGTCAGATCGTAGACGGCGCCATGCGCCTTCTCGTTCCGCATCTCCAACGTGCCCTCCCAATAGAGAGCGCGTTTGATGAAGTCGCCGGACTTGGCCAGCTCGACCTCGTGGATCGGACGCAACTCGGCGACCGAGATATAGTCGGGGTCGAAGGCAAAGACCGTATCGACCGCACCCGTGACGTTCAGGAACCGATTCGGCACGACATCCAGGCGGCCGAAGTCCGACTTGTAGACATCGATCGCCGTGAACAGCGTTGCCTCGTCGGCCTCGGCCATGCGCGTGGCGTTGCCGGCGAAGGCCGAGAGGTTCTGTTTGTTGAACGCCTTGGTCACGATGAACCTCGGATTGCCGCCGGAGTTGAACGCCTCGCGCAGAACTTCCTTGAGTTGACTTTCCTGAAACGCACGCGCGGTGCCGGCGGTACGGACGTTCGTCCCGGTTCCCGCCGACGCGGTTGCGCCGGCTCCGGCACTCGTGTTCGTGATGATCCAGGCTTCGAGCCCGCCCATCTTGCGCGCCGTTGTGTCGTTACCAGCGGCGCCGGCGACGTTCTCGGCCACATGGGATTCGATGTTGCGGCGCAACTCGCGCCCCTTCTTGACGATCTGACGAGCCATCTCGCGCCCGACGCCTTCGACGGTAGTCACCGCCTGCTGCGTACCCGAGACAACAACGGTACGATTCAGGATCGCGGTCGTGTTCTTGAGCCGTGTCGGAGTGCTCTGCGCCTCGGCAGCCGCGTCATCGCCTTCGATCTGAGCCACCGACGAACCAGCGGCAGCGGCCAGAATATCGGTGTTCCACTCATGCAGGGTTGCCGTCGCCTTCGACTTCTGCGAAATCTTGGAGAAGATCGGCGTGTCGTAGGGATCGACGTTGTAGATCGCGTTCGCGAGGTCTTCGCGATTGATGAGACCTATACCGGACGCACCGCCCAAGTCATAGGTCGAGTAGGTGTTGGTTGGCTGTGCCATTGGTCATCTCCCGAGAAGCTGCGCCGCAAGAAGCGCCTCCGCATCTTGTGGCGACCGTGATTTCTGAAAACGCTTCCTGGCTTCCACGACACCGGATGAATCACCGGAACGGGGCCTGCCCGCCGCCGGCTTGATGACCCTGGGCAACCCACTGACCTTCTTTTGAGCAAGCGGCTTGCTTGCCATCATCCGGTCATAAAGCATCGCCTTGCGACCGATAATCAGCAATCTGTGATCATAAGTCGAGTTGATCTCCTGATCGGTGAATTTGTAAATTCCACCAGACAGGTATTCACCCAACTCCTTGGCTTCCTTCATCGCCGTGGTTCTGTCGGCGAGTTCTGGAACCTGCTCGATCAGCCTGCCGTACTCGGTTTGGCGGTGCTTCGTGAGTTCCTCTTCCATTGCCTTGGCGCGGCCCGCCTGCCACGATTGAAGCGCGTCGATGCGCTTCTTGACGGCTGCGGTCAGACGGACGTACTCGCCAGGGTCTTCCTCGGCGAGCTTTTCCCAATCCGTCTGTTGTGCCTTGGCGATGACAGGATCGGCCTTGGCCATGAACTCGGCCATCTGGTCTATCGCGGCCATACGCTTCTGCCAGGAATCCCTCGCGGCTGTCTGCTCCGCCTCGAATGCGCGGCGGTGTTCCGCAAGAGCACTGGTCTTCTGACGGTAGTCGGCTTCTCGGGAGTAGCCCTTTAGAAGCTCCTCGGCGGTGACTTTTTCGAGGCGGCCATTGACCTTGACCTCGATCAGTTCGTCCTCTTGAGCTTCTTCCTCGGCGCCCTCAGGCTCCGTGTCCGTCTCTGACCCTTCGGCTTCCTCGGACTCTTCACCCTCGGCAGCCGGCGGAGCGTCCTGCTCCTCTGGTTCAGCCGCCATCTCGTCGGGGCTGTCGGCAACCGCTTTCGCGGCTGATTTCGTCGCGGACTTCCTGGGCGGCTCGACCGGGGCGAGGATGCTTCGAGTCAGCGCGTCGATCGCCGCCGCCTCGGTCATTCCTCCAGCCCTGAGAGCCGCTTCGTCAGGCATTGGGTGGTCCGTTCACCAGAACTTCGCCGATCCGAGGCATGAACATCCTCGGCTTCGCGGCATCTTCCATCTGTTGCATCTTGTCACGAGCCGCTTTGCCCATCTGGATCATGGCTCGTAGCCCAACTTCCGCCTCGTCGAGCGCCACGGTCATCTGAAACAGCTTCTCGCGACCCTCGGCATCGCGGGCCGGGGACTTGTGCCATTGATCGTGCAGACGGGCACGGTAAGCGTCGAACGCCTCACGCAACTGAGGATCGCTCAGAAGCGCCTCGGCACGCCGCGCGCGCTCAACTTCCTGTTCTGGCGTTCTCTCCGCCATTCTGTGCCTTCATGGCCACGGACGCCAACATCTTGTGTCGGTCGTTCTCAATATCAGCCTGTACCTTCACACGGTCAAGGGCTATTTGAGCCTCGACCTTCATGCGTTCAAGCGCGATCTTGGCGCGCGTTTCCTCGGTCCGAAGCTGGATGTTGGCCTGTTTTTCCTGGGTTTCGAGCTGCATTCGTTGCTTCTCGATCTCCAATTTGGCCATTTCGACCTGCATCTGAGGAGATGGCGGCGGCTCCGGGGGCTGTTCGGGTGGCTCCGTGAAGAACAACTCGATCGGCTTCAATCCGGCGACCTCGGCGAACTTCATCACGGCACCGTGGATGTTCTGGTCGCTGACCATGTAGCCCTTGCCGGTCGCGATCAGCTTCTCCTGCACCGCCATGAGCGCCGCGATTGATGCCTGCATCTCGGTCTTGTTCGATGTGCCCAATCCAACCTGGACCGAAGCATCCATCTTGCCCTTCCAGTCGCGCGGATCAACGGCGATCCATTCGTTCCGCAGCCTGATCGTGCGTTCACGATCCTGGTAGCGCATCGCGAGCTCGTCGATGCCCTCGAAAAGCTCACGCACGCCCGTTTCGGCGAAGATGCGGGCGATCAACTCGATCCGCTGCTGGGAAGCGGCCATGATTTGGCTGATTCCACTTGCGGTTTTGTTGAGCGAATCCGCATGCAACCCCTGATTGTAGCGTGTGATTCCCGTTCGGGTCTCTCGCACGCTATCCAGATACTCGATCATGCCGAACGAATGAGAAGGCACGGGGGTATGCGGGATCGGGAATACCACGTCGCCAGCCGAACCGAGCGTGCGAATGACCTGATTGGGCCTGGAAATCAGAACGTCGTCCAGATCGATGATGCGATTGATGTCCACGGCGGTCCGACCGTTGTTCGCGACGTACAGATTGTCGAGAATCTGTCTGATAATCGTGGATTTGATGAGTTGAAGATCCATCACCAGGTCGGCCAGGGACAGGCCGTAGAAGCGATGAGGCAGGGGCAGGGGGCACAGGGAGTAGAAGGGCGCCCGTTCGCTCGGCCAGTCCTCCTCCAGCAAGATAGCGCCGCCATCCTGACCACCCGTGATGACGCGCAGGAACTCAGCCTCTCCGTCGCCGTCGCGATCGACCCAAAGGTACGAATCCACGATGGCCACGGGGCGCATCGAACGATCGGCGCCATTCCATGACGATTCATCCGCCGTTGTACGACTGGCATCGTTGGAAAACCGAGCCGTTCTCTGAATGCCGAACTCGGTGGCCCAGGTCGGCAACCGGTTGACGAGATCGGCGTCGAAGCCCTGGCTCAGAAGCTCACCCTCGGTCATGTGCGTGCGATGATGCACGCTCCGGGCGTCATCGATACGAGTGGCTTCGCGCGAAATCAGGAACTCCTCGGGCGGCACGTTGGCGATGTGAATGCGACCCTGGCTCTTGACCCGCTTGACCGTCACGTCATGCACGAAAGATGGCGGCGCGCCATTCTGGTCCAAGGGCGAACTTTCCGGGCGCTCGCTATGCGCCGTGACAGTAACATCCTGATCCGACAGCAACATCTGGAACTGGAGATCGTCCAGATTCTCATATGTTTCACGTGAAACATTCTGAGTCGGGTCCCACCAGAGTTTGACGACGCCGACCTTGGAGATCAGGGCATCCTTGAACCACGAATGAAGGATCGAGAAGCCCGGATTGTCGCGCATAAACACGTAGTTGGCGTAGTCCGTGCGCTGCTTGGCGCTTTGCTCGTCCTCGACGCCCGTGGGAAAGAACTGCGCGATGTGGTCACCTGCCGTGAAGATGCGGAGGAGCGACGGGAGAATGGATTCCACAACATCGGAAACCTCGCTCATCACCACGGACGAGCGGCCGCGCACTTCGTTCCCGAAGGGTTCGGCGAGGTAGTATTCCATGGCCTTGGCTTGTTGGGTCGCGACTTCGCCGGCGTAGAGAATGTCGGCGGCGGCGATCTCCGAGGCGATGATGGAGATCAGGTCGCGATCAGCCAGCTTGGCCATCAAGCTGCGTCCTTGCGCGGGCGGCCGGGACCGCGACGGATCGGCTGGTCATCAACTTCCAATGACGAGTCCAACATCCGTTCCGCGACGGTCAGGCGTTCACCGAGGGATGCCATGAACCGTTCGATCGCATCGAGCCGGTTACTGAGGTCCATGTATTGCTTCATGCTCATGGACGTTCTCTCCCTGACATCTCACACGACCCACCTGTAATCGTATTCCAGCTTCTTCGCATACGCGGCGCGCCCGACATCGCCCATCGCGAACGTGAGGCAGAAAGCATCCGCCATGTTGGGCGACGGAATGCCGCGCTTCTTCATGTCGCTCTTGGCCTCGACCTTGACCAGCCCACCAGTCGTGACAGTAAACCCCGGTCCTGTCAATTCCCCAACAAAGTCATCCAGCACATCATCGTTCTCGCGCGTCCGCTCGGGCAGCGCGCAATCCCGCGCCTCGAACCACTCCCTGGCCCGGAACCAAAGCTCGTCCCTGAGCCGCATATACTTGCCCTCGACCGCCGGGCTCTCCGCGACGTTTACCCCTCGCGCGGGCAAGCCCAACATTCTCAGCCGGTCGCACACACCCGCACCCAGCCCGATCACGTCAACCGCGATGAACGCCGGCTTCTCCCGCGCCGCATGATACTGACGCGCCACGATGTCCGCCGTCTGCATCGTGTCCTTGTCGCGCCACGTCTGCACGGGCTCGATAAGCACATTCCCCCGTCGTTTCGCCAGCGCACTCTCGTCATCTCCGAACCGCGCCACATCCACGCCCCACACCGACGCCTTGTCCGCCAACGGCATCACATCCCGTCCGATCGAGTCCACCACCAGCGACATCGGAATCACCGAGTCCTCCTCGCCACTTGGGAACTGCCCCAATACCATGACCCGATACCAGTTCGAATCCTCCCCGAACTTGCGTTTGGCCTTCTCGATGAACTTGGGATCGGCATAGCGAGCATCCAGACACGAAACCGTCATCGTGCTCCAAAAATCAGACATCTTGTGAAACGCATCGTAAAACCAGCCGCGCAATCGAGTAGGATTGCCCACCATGATTTGCTTGGAATTGCGTGTGGAAAGAGAGCCCTCCATGGTCTCGAATATCACGTCATCTATTCCCGATGCTTCATCGGCGAGGCACAAAAGATGGTCACTATTACCACTTAAAAACACCCGTCCGTTTCGTCGCGTATAGAATGTCTGCCACGGCGTGGAAATACACCACACCTCGCCATTGTATTGTTCTTGCTTTACATCACGCTTCTTTATGGCATACGGCGTCGATAATTTAATAGGCCAGGCCATAACATACGACTCTACAGAATTACACAGTCGTCCATTGATAACAATCTGTCCCGCCGTCCTGTTAACCCCAATCGTGCCCGATCGCCCAAGTTTCAGCATTATCTCCTGAATCTGGTCCATGAGAGCGGCATTGACGTTATAGAACTGACCACGTTTGCCATTGGCTTTTGTGCTGCCTTCGGCTTCCCAAAGCCCTTCGCACAGGGCTTCCAAGATCGCCGGTTCGGCTTCCATGAGACACTCGGGCACAAGGCGATTGACTTGAAGCCGACCAACATTTTCGATCAGCCAAGCGGCAATATCTCGGTTGGAAAAAGCAAAATAGTCCTTAGCATACGTCCATTGCAAGGTCGTGCCATCAAGAAGGCCCTCAATCCACGCCATGCCCTTCGGCTTCGTCTGGTACAGCATGATCTCATAGAACACGCCCGTTACATGAGGTCTAATGCCGCCATCACCAATGAAAAAGCCGATGAAGCGCGCGAATTGTTCGGCGTCGAAACCGAACTTGGCAAAACACGGCGGTACTTCAACAGGATCGCCCCGCCAGGAGCCGTGAGCCCGCAAGAGCCAGAAGTTCTCCCCCAGATCGGCGAACGGCACAAGTTCCGATGCCGACTTGCCCATGTTGGGCGCAACAGGCATCCGGTGCCCGTCCGTCACGGCAAAGTTGACCGACTTTCCATCAAAAACATTAAGTGTTCCCAAGAACGGATAGCGATGCACAGACGTTACCGGCATCCACGCCAAATCATCCGTGATTAGATTGCTCGATAACACCCAATCACCGGCGCATATTTTACTAGACCCCAACCATCCTCTATTTGTGAGTATTGTGTGTCCCGTTCCGAAACAGTGTATTCCTTGGAACGCCTCGGGATTCTCCTTCCTCGCCGTCCGCGCGATCGCGAAAGACTCCTTGGGCGCTTCCCTCAACTCCAGCTTGTCCGACTTGATCTCGAACAAGCCCGCCAACTCCGGCTTCATGTGCCGTAACCACTTCGCGATCTCAGACCACAACACGTCTTCCAGTTGATCCGCCTTCGGAGCCGTGCAAAGAACCTTCGCCGGAAACCGCGTCAGCAGCCACCAGATCACGACCCACGACAACAACGCATCCTTCCCAACCCCACGACCCGCCTTGATCCCTACCGAATCCGCTTCCCCAATCCGCCGCAGCGCCTCCCCCTGCCAGCCATCCGGCTCGGCACCAATCACATCCGTCACAAACAACAACGGATCATCACGGTACTTGAGCATGTTGGGCGCCGGAGGCATCACTCCACAACCTTCCCCTCAATCACTCTCCCACTCGCCTCCCGCTCCCGCGCCAACCGCTCCGTCTCCAACAACACAGCCAGAAATCCCCCCGCCATCGCCCCCATCGTCGCCGCATCCCCAGCTACAACATCCGTCAATCCCGCCTTGCTCAGCAAAGCCTTCCCCGCCTCAAGCCTAACCCGATCACTATCCCCATGATCCCTCAAGTAACTCAACATCCGTATCGACGCCGGTCCCTCCCGTCGCGCCAACGCCCGTATGTAATCCAATGTCGGATCATCAGGGTCATCCCCACGTCTCAAATCCGGCGTAGGACGCCTTAACCCCGTACCCGTAGCCCCGCCATCAAGAACCTTAACCCCAGGCGCACTAGGCACGGCCGCCGCGTGTTCAGCCGCTATCTCCGCCAGCGTTCGCCCGCTCATGCCCAAAAGTCTCTCAGATCCACGGCGGATTTTCAAGGAACTCCGCGCGGATTTTCGTAAGTACCTGCGCTCACAGTGAGAGTACCCGTATGGAACCATCGACCGCGATGGGACCCACCGCGACCCCCGCCCCCTCCCGCCACGATGCCCCGCCCCCGGCCCTACAAGCCCCGTCAGCGCACGACCGCCGGCCAAGCCGTCCACACTCCGGCTAGGCGCCAGCACGCGCCTACGGGGTCGCCATGGCCTAGAACCTACATTAGAATGATTGAATGTCATATAGTGTATTCTGGAGAGTTCCAAACGACCCCTAACTAATTGATATAGCACGATAATACAGATAATCTTACACTGCGTCATCCGAGCTCTAGCTCCGAAAACACAACATCTAGACCCTACTAGACCTTATGTACCATAATGAGGCGTTGCATGCGACAGTCAAAATGTCGATTTTAACAGGGTGCAACGCTACGGCAACACCCCTTGCAACGCCGCCGTCAGCAGCCATATTTGCATGCAACGGCACGTACGCGCTGAAACCCCATCATGTGTTTTTGGAGAGCAACGCGGGGAGGGGCATACGCGCGACCCTTGTGGGGAACCAAACAACCTATTGAAACGTAACGGAGAATGACGCCATGGCACGCGACCGACGTTTATCGACGGAACGGCTGATTTCCTGGCTTGACGATCTATTAAATGAAGGAAAGCATTTAGATATTTTGACTGGGCGCCTTAAGACCGAGGTTATTGACGACCGGAAGGAGACTAAGCGGCTTGCGCGATTAGCACGGATCAAGAAGCATCGGAAGGCGACGCGAGGGACGGTGTTAGCGGCTCGATCTCGGGAGAGTGCTCGGGTCAAGGCGCGAGCGCGTCGAGTTCGAGAACGGAAGGCGCGTGAGTTAGCGGCAACGCAGGCATGGCTTGAGCGTGGACTAGCGCCTGAGATAACGAATGCTGGGGAACTTAGCGCGCGGCTTCGGGCTGAGCTTGAGGGCGAGTAGGTTGCGACTCGTTCTCATTTCCATGAATGCTGTATCACGCAATTGTGATCGCGGGCCTCGCATTAGCGCTTGACGTGACATGTTGACGTTAGGATATAGGGTGTATGACCTGATGGTTGGGCCGGAGGAGATAGTGATGATCACGACAGTCCACGGCTATAAGTTCGACATCACGACGTGCGGACGCAGCGTTGCGTCGAGGGAACTTGAGCGTGCCGAGCAAGCGCTTGAGGCGGCGCTGCGGGCGGTAACCATCCCCCGTGCCGGGCTTTTGTGGGCACAAGCTCGCCATCGCGGATATAACGACCATGACTTCGAGCTCGGACAGCTTGAAGCGCGAGTGCATGGTCGCTGCACACGCGGATGGCACGACCCGAACGGGTTGGAGCTGACGATTGACGCGGTTGACCCTGACTGACGCTTTGCCGGGGCCGGTCGTTGTGGCCGGCCTGAGCAAGGCGCCGGTGGGGCGCTTGATGATGAAGGGACGGGCGATGAAGACGACGATGGCGACGCGGCAACGCGGGTTCGGCGCGACGTTCAGTAAAATAGCTGACGCGGACCAGTATCTGGTGACGGCCGACGATGATGGCGTCATCAGAATGTATTCACGTATTTTGATCGACACTTGGGCGGACACGGCGCCCGAGACCAAGCGAGCGATAATCAATCGGTTCAACGCACATGATGATCTGGTAATAGCGCTTCGTCTTCTGGAAACAGCTTCGCGGCGGTTCGTAAATCGTTGGGATACGGACCGGGCTTATGTGCAAAGGATGTGTGACCGTGCCCGCGCGGCGCTTGAGCTGGCTGAGGGCGAGTAGCTTGGCGTTGATCTATCCGCGACTTGTCAGCCGAAGCCTTGGCGAAGGCTGATGGTCGCGGGCGAAACGAAGGCGAAATGAAGGGAGAATGACATGAATACGAGCACGACGGGACAAGAGGCATTACAGCGCGCACGGGGCGGGATGTCGTGTATCAACGATGCGATCGTGATGAACGAGTTCGCGGCGCGCGGGATACCGCTTGCGGAGATTGATCCGCGCGAGAATGTGTTGACGTTCTGGGCGTGGAAGGCGTTGGGGCGCTCGGTACGCAAGGGCGAGCACGGGGTTCAAATCCTGACTTGGATTCCCGTGACGCGCGTCAATGCGGCGGGCGAGCGAGAGCCGGACGGGGTTCGGCCGAAGAACGCGACTGTGTTTCATATCTCGCAAACGGATGCGCGGTAGGGAGAATGACGATGATTGACGAGGTACGGAGAGCGTAGCGCGCACATTATACGGACGTGGTACACGCGAAGGTGCTTCTTGACGCAATGTGCGATGCACCGCTACCGCGCGTGTCAGGAATGGACACGGTGTCGCGCCTTGCCGTGCGCCTCTCTGCCGGCCGCACGATCGAGGATGCGGCGTTACGTGAGTATCTGTACCGCTGGCGCCTGGCATGTATCAGCGCGACGTTTGGCGCACCGCACATGTTAGGACTTTGAACGCACACGGGGCCGGGCGGATGGTCCGTCCGGCTCCACGACATGGAAGATGAAACATGAGTGCATTCATGGTGACTCACGCGACGATCGATCGTGTGCTATGGGCAATCAACATCATTGATGACGCCGGGAAGCCAACAGGATTGAAACACGAGGACCCCGAGGAATTGGGCAATCGTTTGTTGGCAATGAACGCGGACGCCTTGCGGGCGCGGTATGGCGAACGGGCGGACACGGCGTTGCCGTATCGGTATCAAGTGCCGACGACGCAATGTGGCAAGGCCGAATGTCTCAGAGCGCTTGATTGCTTTCTGTACCAGTGCATTGAAGGTGAGGTATCTCAATGTGAGTTGTATCGACGTTGTGAGCTTGTGCGCGAGTGTCTTGTGGAAGAGATCATTTGCGCGTTGCCGGCGTATGAGCGGGCGCCCTGGGATTATCCCGACTCGGCGCGCTCGGGCGCGGTGCCGTTGATGGCGCTCGCAAAGCGTTGACGTGAACGGGGCCGGGCGGATGGTCCGTCCGGCCCCGCATGAGCGAAGAGGAGAATTAAACATGAGTTGGAGAAAACTTGGAAATCAAGAACAATCAGACCTACTCGAATGGTTCAATGTGTGCGCGCCATCGCGCGAGGACAAGGCACGGCTCGCAAAGCTCTTCCACGATAGGCAATTCGGCGCGTGGGATTGTCCTGAATGCGGCGAACGGTGCTATCACGGCGCGCCTGATAACTGGGGTCACTTCCAGGGTGTTTGCCAGGTCGATTATGTGAGCTATCCGGTTACGGAATCGCGGCTGATATCGTGGTGCGATTCGTGTCGTTCACAAGGTATGAACTACAAACGACCCGGCAACATAGTAGGCGTGCCACCTTGGGATATGGACGAGGAAACACTAGGCAACTCTGCCTGAACGCACTCGGGGCCGGCCCGATGGTCGAGCCGGCCCCTCTTGATGGAGGAACGACAATGGTGACACTTACTGTCGCGGGAACGACAGCTCGGGCAGCATACGAGGCTGGCGTGCTGAATGCAAACACTGATTGGCGAGCGGTAGCGGAAGCGTGCTATCGGGCTTTGCCGAAGGCACGGACGCCCAGGATCAACGGCAAGTGGCAACCCTGGCCGATGTATCTGTTGGCGTTCGAGGATGGCTGGCGATGCCTTGCCGGAGCGCCACGGGGCAAGAGCGGGGCGATCGATCTGGCGTATGCCGAGGCGAAGGCCCGGCGGCGTCATCTTGAATGCACGGGTCGCGAGGCGGGCTCGGTGACGAGCGTGACGGCGTGGGAGGACGTGACCGAGGACTGGTCGGCGATCTGGAATGCGAATCTGTCGCATGAGCTATCGACTCGCGTGCTGAGCGCACGTCGCGTGGCGCGCTTCTGGTCGGGCTTGGGATCGTTCGGGCGACAGATGACGTGGGAGACGAAGCGACGGGCGTTGCCGAATTATGCGGTGATGTATGCACAATCGGGCGATTGGCGGGACACGATGAGCGGGTCCTGGGATGCCATCTACAAGTCGCGTTCGCGTCATCGTGCGAAGCTCGATGGCGAACGGCGCATGGGCCAGAATTACCAATCCGTGATGTACGCCAAGGCGCGAGCCGAGCGGAATGCCGAGCTCGTCGAGGAGTACGACGACGAGGACGCATTGCTCGCGGCGACGGAATAGGGAGAACAGGGCGATGACCGATCAAGAACAAATCAACGAGTTGCGCGACGCGCTTTACGAGCTCTTGCGTGTGTTGAATGCAGTCGAGCAGGAGGAGCCATTGAACGACATCATGCTTGCACATGCGAGACAGCACGCGCGCGTTGCTGCTTGAAACCGTGTGGACATAAAGCCGATGACCAACCTTGAAATCCTGAGCGAGCTCGAAGCGATCAAGGTCGATTGGCAACGATTGATCGACCGTGCATTGATCGTGGTGCGTCACTTGCCAAGCGAGGAACGTTGCCGCGCCGAAGGCTATTGGCTTGCTCAGTTGGAGCGCATGCTCGACAACGAATATCAGTCAGGCACACTGCAATCGACAATCGATAGCGTGCGCGAAACTCTGGAGGAAGTGAACGAATGACCAAGCTCATCACCCGTTACAAGTTGACGGACGCGCACAACCGCACATACGGCGATACGCAGTGGGGTCCCGGCGTCACGCATACTGCGTTGGGCACGGGCGATCTCTGCACGGCCGGTTGGATACACGTTTACACCAACCCCCTGTTGGCGGTGCTGCTCGACTCGATACACGGCGACTTTTTGAAAGGCAAGGGTGCTCATCTGTGGGTTTGCCATGTCTCCGGCGCTCATTGTGACGATCACGGCTCGAAGGAGGGTTGGCAGTCGGTCACGACTGTCAAGCGGATCGCTCTGCCGCGTCTGTCGCGCGGCGCCAGGATCAGATTCGTGATCCTGTGCGTGTGGCCGAATTACAGTAAGAAGGCGTGGCGGAGCTGGGCGCGGGGATGGCTCAGTGGTCGCGAGCGTTCTCGGAAAGCCGCTGTCAAGGCCATCGAGGCCGTCGAGAAGGCCGCCGACAGGGCCGCCTGGGCCGCCTGGGCCGCCAGGGCCGCCAGGGCCGCCTGGGCCGCCTGGGCCGCCAGGGCCGCCAGGGCCGCCAGGGCCGCCGTCGAGGCCGCCAGGGCCGCCGTCGAGCCCGCTTGTGTCATGCTCGCATCGCTTCCTTGCAGCAGGGCAGCCCTCGAGGCCGACAAGCCCATCAACCTGATCGCTCTGGCGCGCAAAGCAGTGCGTGACGAAGCCGCGTACCAAGCGCGACGGAAGGAACAGCGCGCATGACCGCGCCCATGATCCTCGGCCCCTGGATGCAACGGGGCGGAATCTTGGAACGTCAGGAATGTGGATGTGCCGGCGCTTTATTTGCGCGCGGGCATGTCATCGTATGGACGCCTAGAGAGTTTGAAACGATTTCCTGCGAGATCGACCGAGCACGCGAAGTCGCCGATGCCTGGCTCACGGAGCGGGGCGTGTTGCTGAGGGAGACGAGAGAATGACGTTCGGGACATGGGTTGTCGAGCGACGTGGGCGCAAGCTGCGTATCGTCGAAAACGAGCTACGCCACGAGATTGCACGCATTGGTGGGGCTCTCAAGAATCCAGAAGATTGCGCCCATCTCATCGCGTGCGCGCCCCACCTGCTCGCCGCTTGTCGCGCCGCTTACGACTTGCTCACGGGTGATGGCCAGGATGGCACGATGGGCCATCACAAGGACAACCCTGTTCCAGCGATGTTGCGCGCCGCCATGGCGCGCGCGGAGGGAAAGACATGATACTGACCGAGGCAGAAGCCAAAACGCGCTGGTGCCCGTTCGGACGTGTTCCGGCTGACCGCAATGATGTTCTATCAGGTTCCGTTAATCGCTCGCCTATGTGGAGCAGCGCGTCTAATTGCATCGGCTCCGCATGTATGGCGTTTCGTTGGTTTCATGACGAAGCCGACAAAGGGAAACCCTTGCCGTTAACCCATGGTTACTGCGGCTTGGCGGGCAAGCCATGACTCACCTTCGCCAAGGCCCCGACGGACAAGCCGACCTCGACATGATCCGCGCCGCGCTCCGCTCGCCCGGTATGACGTGGCAGCGTGCCGCGCAAGAGGCGGGCGTGGCGTTGGGCACGATCTTCGCCACGCTCAAGCGCGGCCCGCCTCGTAACCCGCGCGCGGCCTATGCGTGGAATGCGCTCGTGATTTGGGCGCGGCGAACCGTTCAGGACGCGGGTGTGGCCAGCGAATAGCGCGGATCGGCCGGCTTGCCCGTCTCATGGCCCGGCAGCCACGATCCGCTGTCATTCGACATGATCGTGCCGCGTTTGCGAAGCCTATGGAGCACATTGCGAATTGTCGGCTTTGGCGTGCCGGTGAGACGATCATAGAGCTGCGCGTTGGTCCATTTGCCGCCTTCGCGCAAGACCGCGAGCACTCGCGCGATCGCATCACCCTCCAGGGCCTCGGCGACACTGCCCACATAGGTCCAGATCGGCGACGGCTCCTGCCATACCATCTTCGGCGTGCCGTCCTCGCGCAAGATCGGTTCGCCCTCCTTCGTCTTGACCGCGACCTCGATAGGTCGCGCATCGGACGAAAGCTCGAACATGACGGCGAACTTGTCATCCTTGATGCCGCGCCCTTGATGATGAATCGTTCCCAGCTTCTCGCCCGCCGATCTTGCCAGATGCCAATGCACATCCATCGAGCCGGTAAGGCCGCGTGAGCCCGAGGCGCGGCTGAATACGCTGTCCGTCACCATCTTGTTCGTGTGATGCACGAGGATGAAACACATCTCTCGTTTCTGTGATTCGCGATTGAATGCCGCGATGCGATTCACGTCGATGTTGTATGCCGTCTCGCGCGAGTTGTTGGGCGTCGCCGGCATGAACCGACCCCATGTATCGATGACCACGATCCCGATCTCGGGACGACGATCCAGCTCGGCCAGTAACATGGTCCAGCCTGTCGAGCCGTCGTCCTTCCGCTCGTCGAACCGAGGCCATTTTGTCAGCAGCATCAAGTCGTCGCGCGTCTTGTCGAGCACCTTGCCGAAATGCTGCTCCAGCCAATGCACCCGCCATTGAAGCTCGTTGATCCCGTGCTCGTAATCGATGTAGAGCGATTGCGTCCGCTCGACCGGATAGTGCCCCAGGAACGGCAGGCCCGCCGCGCAACAGAACACGGTCTGCATGGCGAGCAATGATTTCCCGACCTTCTGATCCGCATCGATCAACACGACGGCCCGTTTGGGCAACAGGCCCTCGATGATGAACTCGACAGGCGGCAGGTGCATGGTTTTCAACAGCGCGGCATTGAAGATTTCCGGCGGATCGGGGTCGGAGCCGTTGAGCTTGCCTGCCGATGTCGTCGGCGCGAACGGTTCGGCGACACCGTAGCGCGCGACAGACTCGGCGATTCTCCTAACCTCGTGGTCGGGCAGCGACGGTACACATCGCTTGGCATTCTCGGCACGGAGCGCGGCCAGGATAACGCTAGCATCCGCCGATTTGCGGCGCATGGTGCCGGCAAGTGAGGCAAGGTGCTGGTTGCGTCCGCCCTCGGCGATCGTGTCGGCCGTGCCCCATGGGTCCGCCGGCCTAGCAGCGGGCGCGCGGAGTAGGGCGAGCAGGGCGCCCGGTGCCTCGGCGAATGGGAAATCGTCGGGATGATGGTCAACGTCCCAAGCATACTGGCGTCCGTTCGGATGAATGCTCGGCTCGACCAGGACGTATCCACCGTCGCCGCGTATGTCGAGATGCGGCCCCAGCGTGCTCGCGCTGTTGGGGACCGGCTTGCCATCCGAGACTTTGAAAAAATGATGTCTCCCGCGTCCCGTGAACGAAATGACGGTCTCGGGCAATGGCCCGATCTTGCGCTCAAGCGCGGCAAGCGATGCCTCGCCTTCGTCGCCGTCCACGTCGAGCACCAGAAGCCCGTTGCCCGTGCGGATGGCGATATTGTAGCGGCTGTCGCCGCCGAACCATGTATGTTGTGCAGCCGGCTCGGTGCTTGCGTCATTGAGGCCATGCGCGGTCGCGGGAACCTTTTCGCACGGCCGGCATGGCAAAACGGCCCAGCCTCGGGCCACATACGATAAGGCCGCGTCGAGTGTGGACACGCGACATTGACACTAGGCGAAAAGTGGCGCGTCGGAATCATCATTGGGCGGCTTGGCCGTCCCAAGATGTTGATAGACCGCCTTGAGCGCGGCATCCTGAAATGCCTGTCTCGCATCCGCATTCGCGAAATCGATCATGTTGACCCATTTCAAGTCGCCGGTGTTCTTGTCGGTGTAGCTGCGTCCGGGAAACGCCAGCCACTCCCGTCCATTCTTTTCATGCCAAGGACATTCTTTGACGATAATGCCGATGTCGGTGAACTCAAGATCGACGAAGCCCTTGAGTGTATTTTTGGATAGAGGACGAAAATTAGTGCATCTGAGATTCATTAACGTGTGCCTTCGCAGATTTAATAACTAATTCTTTAAGTTGTTCCAACGTCCACAAAGTTATAGATGTACCGGCAAGAGTTTGTAATTGCTTGCTAAGTATAACAATGGCATATTGAATAGGGCCTGAATGTCCCGCTAGGGCCAAGGCGCTAATATACTTTTGAACATCAGCAAAGACTTCATCCATATTATCATTTATAACTAGTCTAGGCAATGGGTTTTCGGTTTTAATACTATCAATAACAGAGCCAGTTGCGCAAGCTAATTCATGGGCGAATATAATGGCATCGTCGCGCGTACCTTGAAAGACAATACCAGCGGAATCATGATAATGAGATACATCATCCACAACCCAATCGTTTTCTGCGTCGCCGTTCTTGAAAATATGAAGCCAATGGTGCTTATTCATTGTGTTGTTCTTGGTTACGGCGGAACTGGCCAACATATTCCCGTCCTCCTTCAATGACAATGATTCCGCGCTCAGCGGGCAATTTCGTGTCGAGGAGTCGGCGTTGACGCCACCACACGGTGCGTAGCTCGGCTTTCGTAAGATCGTCCAGGACGCGATGCACATTGAAACGAGAGAAAGTCATTCGCTCACCATCCGACTCGACCGATCTCAACCGGCAAGTCCTGGCGCGCGAGCCTCGCGCAAGCCTCGCACAGCCGATGGCCGACGTGCTTTGACGTGAAGGTGCGGCGACAGCCGAGACACTTGCGCTTCGCTCTGAGATCGCATCGCTTCTTGGCAGCCGTGATGCCCTTGCGGTAGGCCAACTCGGCGCATCCCCGTTCGCGCAATGCGGCGACACGCATCTGAATCGAATCAGCCGACGATCGGCCTAGCTTGGCGGCAATGTCGGTCAGCAGTCGTCCCTCGCGCCACATTTGCATGAGCACGGCATCCTCGGCGGGTGTCCAGAGGCGATACCTCATCGAGGTAGGCCGTTGACGAAGGCCCGTGCTATTATTTCCGCTAGCACTTCGTGAACTCTAATGTGCGGCTTCCGCCGTCCCGTCTGTTTCGCGCGCCGGCCTCGCATGTATTCCCGCATGTACGCCCGGCGCACGGCGTCACGATGTTCGGGCAGCAGCATATAACCCTCGAAGCCGCATTCAGGACAACGGAGCCGCTTGTTGTGCGCCGCGCTCATGTTCCGACGACCTTGGCTTTAGCCTTGCGTTGTTCGGCCGCTTCGATGTGTCGAGGATCAGCTTCGTATTCAGTACGGTTGGGCCACCAGCAATCATAAGCGAATTGAACGGCACCGGACGGGAACTCAACAGGATGGTCTTCATCAGGGCCTTCCAGGCCGCACGGTCTGACAATACCATCAGCGCATACGGCCCATGCGATACACGGTTCGGCATGAGTCCTGATAACACCATCGTCGTCGGCACTCGTATCAAGTAGCAACGTACCGGGTTCGGCGGCGATCACTGCGATGATCGTCTTGCTCATCTGATTTTCAATGGGGTCGCCGTGGCATTTTGTTATGACGTGCAACCTCTCACCGTCGGCGCGCGTCATAAAGCTGACAGTTTTAGTGTGATAGTTGTAGCGCCAGCTAGTTATCTCGCTCAGCGGATATTGCCATCCCTCGTCGTCTTGAATACTCATGTCCGCCATTACCTCGCTGATCCCGGCCCGGCCACTTTGGGTGGCGTCGGGGGCGCCGTGGCCTGCTCGATGAATGCGGTCAACTCGGCCACGATCTCCCGCGCCTGACTGACCGTCATTGTCAGGCTGACATCGTGCGACACAGCTTCCGAACGCCAGCGCCGGGCGAGCGTGTAGGTGGGCTCGGTCATGGCTCGCTCGCGCTCTCGTCAACGATCACGTCGAGCCCGGTCGTGCTGGACGTGTAGACCTTCTCGGCCGTCAGACCCCACACCTGCCGATCATCCTTGAACACGACGCCGTTCATCCCATCAAGCGCGGCCTTGCAGATTTGATCGATGTCGATGCGCGTCGGTTTGTGCAGCCCGGCGACGGCGCGCGCATTTTTCTTCTTCGACCAAGACCCCGGGATCGGAAACCGCGCGGTCAACCGAACCGTGACGGGACCCGTGAACGGCTCGCGTCCATTCATCGCGGCGACGGCGCACATCTCGACCATGTTCTCATAACGACGTGTCCGCTCCGGCGTGAAGGCATGACCCGTTGTGCGAACGAAGCGAGGTCTGCCCTTACCCCGTGGCTCGCCAGGAACGATGAAAGCGATGTGGGTCATGCCGCGCCCTTGGATGGCCAGACCCTGGCCGACGTTGAACGGATTGCGTTCGCGAAAGCCGTCAGCGCATCGGCGCCGCGCGGTTCCGGGATCGTGCCGGCACGCATGCGGTGAGCAAATTGATCTGCCGTCATGGCGATGCTGCGTGTTGCTTGGTCCAGTGCGATCCGGCTCATTTCGCGCATGATCTGGTCTTTTGTCGCCATCCAATTGTCGAGATCAGAGGTGTGTGTCATCCGTTACTCACGAGAAAGGCGCCCGCACGGCGTTCCCAAGGTTGCCGTGCGGGCTAGCCCGTCGCCTGGTCGTTGCCGTACCGCGCGCGCGGATTCTCGGCGACGGGGTGGTGTTGGTGGCCGGTCATATCCACCGCTTCCCGGCCTGACTGGCGACAGGGAGGACCTGCGCCTAATTGGTGGACCAGAGTTGCCCGCCCGGCGCCCAAAGGCGAGACGACGCCGGGCGGGCGACGCACGATGGACCACGCTGCCCACCATGGAGGCCGGGATTCCTTCGTGCGTTTGGGCTCGAACACGGGCCGGGCTTGATACCGACTGGAAGCTGGCTTTGCCTGGAAACGCGCGGGCTCACCACTCGGGCACGTCGCCCCGAGTGCAAACTTCCCTGCCTGGAGCTTGGTGTTTAACGACTTCTCGATGCCTCGCGCGGGTTGCTTCCCCTCGTGTGTTCGCACGTCCTTCCGTGCCGCTGTGCTCGACTGTTTGGACGCGACTACCGCGTTTACGGCGAAGGCTGCCCGCATCGCCGCTTGCGGACCACAACCCTGCGCAGCGACGGGTGGGGTCGCGTCCAACTCTGTGCCGCCGAAGCGGCGAATGAGTGATGGCCGGCGCATCGGCCGCGCTGCCATCTTGTTCACTGCAAGCACAACTCTCGCGTGCAAGTACGACTCGCGTGCAAGCACGACCCTCGCGTGCAAGGGCGTTACATGCGTAACACCGCCGATCAGAGAGAATTGGCCGAGCGCGCGCCACACGAATGGTGGGGGGACCATGGCGCGCGACGCACGGGTGGAGTGTTCCGTGCGCGGTAGGATACCCTCGGCCGGGCCGGCGGAGTCAGGCGCCGGTTTGGTCATGCGACTTCCTTCATTACGGCAACGCTTCGTGCCATCGATAGTAACAGGTCGCGGAACGGGATGGGTGTTGTTGCCCTCTGTCGATGCGAGAGACGCTGGCAAGCGCCTGTCCTGATCGCGCGCCGTCGTTCCTCGACGGAATGAAATCCCTCGTCGAGGCGCACGAAGTCTCCTTTGGCGCGGCCCCATTCGAGTGACGACAGATCGCCAACCCCGTGGGCATAAAGCCATGTCGCCTTCCGAGCCGGATGACCATAGGCGCCCTGTTCGACGCAACATGTCCAGCCTTGCCAGCCATACATCGCGTCAGCCTTGATCCAGCCGCCACTACGGGGCGGGCAGACCAAGCCGAAAGCGCGCCATGCCTGTGAGGCTTCTGGATGTTCCAATACCCCACCCCAGCGACGCGCGGCCGCCAGCGCGGCGGCAAAGCACCCGCCATCATCGCCCAGCTTGAGACGCGGCCAAGTTGTCGGTGCGCCGCCCCAATAGCGACCCCATCGCTCGCACGGCGGATGTGCAACGACAGGCCATGGGCCAGCGTACAGCCGCGCATCGCGCGTCTTGTCCCACGGATCAACGTCCGGTAGGCCGAAATAGCAGCCATTGCGTGCCACAAAAAGCGCCGCGATCATCTCGCTACCCTCGGCAACCATGGCACGATCGGCGTGCCGGGCGTCATCAACATGAGCCACGTCGCGAAGGCGAGCAATGCGGTCCATACGAGAGATTCCCCCATTCGCCCCTCCCCCATGGGCTCAAGCGGCGCGGCTGAACGCCTCGATCGGCAAGCGTCGGCCCTTCGCCCGTGCGGCCAGGACCAGATCGAGTTGCCACTTCTTCGGCACGCCGCGCTGTTTCCACTTCGCCAGCGCCGGCTCCTTGACGCCGTGTTCGCGCGCCAAGGCCACGATCAGGTCCCAATACCGCTCCATGGCGAGCGACGTTAAATGGCATGTGAAAAAATGTCAAGCGTCTAGGACAAAATGTCTTGACACGCTCATTGGGCGCTGTCTACTGTGCTCCCGTCGCCGCATATCGCGAGAGATCGGCCCGGGCCGATCTCGGTTGGGGAAATGGCGCATGGCGGACGGGCTTCCATTGACTTCGCTCGTCCGCCAAGCCTGCGGGATGAAGGTATGAAGGCACATTCTGCGGCCGCGATCTTCCCGCTTATGACAGGCGCCGAGTTTGAAGCGCTGGTCGAGGACATTGAACAGCACGGACTACGTGAGCCGATCGTCGTTTTCGACGGGCTGATTCTCGATGGCCGTAACCGCTTGGCGGCTTGCGAGCGACTCGGCAAGACGGTCGCGACTATAGCTTGGGATGGGCTCGGCTCGGCCGAGGCTTATGTCGTCTCGAAAAATCTGCACCGGCGCCATTTGAACACGAGTCAGCGCGCGATGATTGCGGCGCGGCTCGCAAATAGGAAACGCGAAGAAAGTCTTCTTATTGGCCGACAACAGCGAAATTCTCCCGATACGCAAATTTGCACATCGGCCTCGGTCAAACAGACGGCCACGCTTCTTAAAGTCAGTCCCAGGTCTGTAAGTCAAGCTAAGCGCGTTCTCCGCGACGCGGATGCGACTGATGTTGCCCGTATCGAGAAGGGAGAACGGACAGTGGATTCTGTTGTAAAGCGTTTACCAAAGACGAAGCCCAGCACTATGAAGGAAGCCAAACGGAGAGATACGCTGCAAATGAACGCCAAACTTTGGCGCTCATTCAAGTTCGCGATCGAGGCTTTGTGCAGTCTGCCGGCACCCGCAGATGTTATGCGCGTAGTGCGCGGATTTGACAAGGGCGGTCTTGTAGAACGGAAACTGGATCAATCTTATAACTGGCTGAAAGGGTTTGAACATGAATGGCGGAACCGTGACTAAGATGCGTCCGAAGGTTGTCGAACCGATCGAGCGGGTCATGCTGACGCCGGCAATGGCGACGGAATTGTTGGAAAAGAACACCAACAATCGACCGGTCTACGATATGCACGTTCATCGCATCGCGGCTCAGATCAAAACCGGCAAGTGGAAGTTCAACGGCGATACGATCAAGGTCTCCGAGACCAACGATGTGCTCGATGGCCAACACCGATGCTGGGCTGCGATCGAGGCTAACACTCCGATTGAGACCGTCATCGTGCGTGGTATCAAGCGCGATGCGTTCACCACGATTGATACTGTTCGTCGGCTTCGCTCGGGTGCCGACACGATCGCACTGAGTGGTACGACGCGATACCGCAACGTGATAGCGTCGGCGCTCATATGGTTGCTCCGCTGGCAGCGCGGCTATCTGCCGGATATAAAGAAACCGCAGAACAAAATTGAGAACTCGGATATTGAGGTCGCTTTCGTGGAACACCCTCAGATCATGCGCGCTGTCGAGCGCGCCATGAAAGTCAATCGGCTAGCCAATCCATCTATCATCGCGTTCCTCTACTATGTCCTGAGTAACCGCGACCAGGAGTTGGCTGAACGAATGGTGACAACGTTGGAGGACCCATCGAGAGTTGCCATAAGCGATCCGTTCTTCCGGTTGCGGACCTACTTCACCGCTGAACATCACAAGCGCAAAGAGCCGGTGTTGACGATTGCGCTTGCCATCAAGGCGGCGAACGCAGCGCATCATGGCAAGAAGGTCGAAATTCTGAATTGGAAGAATCAGGGGAAGGTCGCGGAGAAATTCCCGACCCTTGATTTCTGATGATCGACCTTCTCGCCGCGCCAGCGCATCATCGACCGGCACGGCGTCCGATTCAGGCCGTGCCGGCATGACTGATACTGATAAATCCAAGACATTCGTCGTCTACGTGACGAAGTACGCGCTCACGCAGGGCATCCGTAAATGTCACGTCACATTGAGCGATAATCCCAAGTTTGTTCGCCGCCTAGACAGCTGGTCTGAGGTTTACGCCAAGAACGAATGGCATATCTTATGGAACGAGGCTTATTGCCGCGCGATCGATATGCGTATAGCCAAGCTTAAGTCGCTTGAGAAGTCGATCGCGCGTTTGCAACGAATGACGTTCGAGGAACCAACATGATCGATCCATTGGCGGTACTCGTCTTAATTTGTTGGGTTGGTGCGCTGATCGCACTGCCGATCATGGCGATCCGCGCACATCGGCGGCACGCACATAAGCCACGCTGGTCCGAGGTGGAGCGCGCGGCGGTCCTGACGCATGTGCGGAACGCTAGTTGGGGCGCCCCCCGATTCCCGCTAACGGTCGGGCGGAACGGGAATTGGGATGGTCCGAGGTTCAGGCGATGAAATTCCCATCGTCCGATCCCCTCGACACGCCCGCGATGCGCGTCTTCATCAAGCGCGTGGATCGCATCACGGATGAAATGTGTCGTGAGATACGCAAGCGTGGGCCAGCGCCATACAGTGGTCACGAAGGATGTTTGGCAACGCCACACGTGAGTGAGATGTTCGACGACGATCCATGTGACCCGTGGCTATAGGAGAGCAATGCCATGTCGATCAGCAAACTACCCGCTCCGTCCGACAGCTCATTCGAGCGTGCGCCGGAGGGAACGCATCTGGCGGTCTGCTACCAGATCATCGACCTCGGCACGCAAGAGTCGTCTTTCTATAAGAGCGCGTCCGGTGCGCCGAAAAAGGCGCACAAGGTCTTGCTCGCGTGGGAGTTGCCCGAGGAGCGAGGCGAAGACGGCAAACCTCTCGTGATCGCGCGACGCTACACGTTCTCGTCACACAAGAACTCAGTGTTGCGTGGCCATCTCGAGGCTTGGCGCGGCAAGGCGTTTAGCGACGAGGAGATCACCGGGTTCGATCTCAAGACGGTGCTGGGCGCGCCCTGTTTGCTCTCCGTGGTTCATACCAAGGACGGCGATAAGGAGTATGCCAACGTCAACGCCGTGACCAAGCTCACCAAGGGCATGACGCGCCCGGTGCCGGAAAACGCTTGCATCTACTTCTCGCTAGAGCCCCCTTTCGCCGACGGCGTATTCAAGATGCTCTCGGAGGGCTTGCGCGAAGTTATCCAGAAATCACCCGAGTACGCCGCTTTGTTCGATCGGAAGGTGGCCTCTGGCGGCTTCGAGGCCCCAGCGAAGTCCGGTGCTCGCGATGAGCTTGACGATGAGATTTCGTTTTAACCGCGCGCCCGGCACTCAGCGCGCCATAGGGGAAATGACAATGCGCGAATTTTTCATTACCGCTAGGAGTTTCGCCGCGCCGTTCTTTAGCGATACGTCGGAAGGCTTCATCGAAGGTGATTCGCCAGCCGATAGTCTGGAGCGATGGGCAAAAACATACTCGCATCCATGCGGACTCTATGCGGCCGGATGTTATGAGAACGCCGATGCGTTTCATAAAGGATCAAAACCATTGGCCCAATGGTTGTCGAACCATGCGAGAGCAGTTCAGAGGGCGACAACAGGCAAGAGTTCATATTCATATTTCAGCCATGGGCCAGGCAAGTTTGAAATCAATCGCGAGTTGCACAAAATCGCGGACCCGAAAAGTGGGTCTGTCGTGATCCTGGGAGCCTGACCATGACCACCCGTCACGAGCTCGCTTACGTGATGATCATACGCGGCTCGGTCGCGTTCGATCCGAACGATCGGGAGCAGATGCGCGCGGCTCACGATCGGGTTCACGCGATCAAGGCCGAGCTTGAGCGGTACGGGGCTGTCACGATCAGTCGCGTCCAGTCGCGCGGCCGGCGCATCGGCGAACCCACCAGCGTTGTCGGGACGCCGATCGAAAAAGCAATTGTCGCGGTGTCCAACGCGGGGCCGCCAGGCGCGGCCGACGCGCCCATCGATCGGCTGCGCGCGCCGGCGCACGAGCTCGATCCGCCCGCGTCGCTCGATCGACGATCGGAGCTAGAGAGCGCGAGACCGAAGCGATGATCCGTTGCGACGAATGCGGCCGTTTCATAGCATACGCCGATCTTGAAAGCGGCGCCGCAGTAAGTAGGCTCGTCACACCCGACAGCGATAGATCACGCGAGGAATATGAGACGCTGTGCGTAAAGCACGTATCTATGGTCCGCCCGCGCCATGAACTTGAGTCGCCAGCGTCGCTCGACCGCCGCGTGCCGAGGCCGGGATGACAAACCTTCCTCAATTTGAGCGAGTCAAGGAACGCGCGATTCAGATTGGCAGATTCGCGTTGCAGGTCACCGGCACGCCGCGCGAAGCCGTTGAAGCGTTGATGTTGGCGGCGACAACGATGGCCGCTCACGACGGCGTTCCCCGTGATGTGTTCCTGGAAGGATGCGCGATGATCTACAACGAATTTGCAGCGATCCCCGATCCCGCACCCGGCCGCGCATTGAGGAACGAGTGATGTTCGGAGCATTGTGGACTTATCTGCTCGCGGGGGCGATAGGTGGATTTGTTTACGCGATCTTGGATCATCTGGATAACAGGAGATGACCGCTCTCGCCGAGCGCGAGGCCATCATGGCGTTGATCGCGGAGACCGGCAGGAGGCTCGCATCATCCATCGTGCTCTGCCCGTTGATGAGTGCGGGGAAGGTCGAGGCGATCTGCGATGTTCTGATCAAGGTAAATGCTGCGATCGCGAAACGGAACAACCAGGAGCACCTGAAATGCTAGCAATCACTCCCGCGCCTGATCTCGTCGCCCAAGTAGACGCGCTCATGCAACAAGACACAGATGCGTGGTGCCGAGCGAGAAACTATAAACATCAACAAACGGCTCAGTTCATAAGTAGAGCAGAAATGCGCGGGCTGCTTTATGCTGCGTGGCTTGATTACCAGTCAGGGTCCTTGTTTGCAACGCTCCCGGGTTGTGGCGTGTGTCTCACGGAGTACGCTGCCGGCTTGATGTGTATAAATCGCGAACGCTATATCTGCCTTGACATGACCGGGGTACCACGCAATAGCTACGACCTAAAGTTCGACCGTGACATGCTCATGCGCTTCGCAGTCTTGCAGACGCAGGTGCGGTTGATGAACGGCGAGGCGAGCGAGGAATGACCCCCGACGAGCGCTACCGCCTCGCCTACCTCCGTGGTTGGTTGGCGATCCACACCCGCCCCGGCCGTGACGGCCGCGTGCGCATGGGCGGCGAGGCGATCATGGCAGTCCAAGCCGAGATCGCAGAGTTGGAGCGGGAGGAACGCGGCGATGACTAGGTGGTGGAGACCATACCAATATTCTATTGGCAACCGTATCGGATACGTCTGGTATCCGTACAAAAGGCGGTTGCCAATTAGCACGCTGCGCCCGCAGCCCTGATTTGCTCGCGTAAGAGCTGATAGTCACCGACGGCAACGGGAAACACCGCGTCCTCGGGCGCCTGCTCTATCTCCGTCGCCAGCGCCTCCGTGAAGGCCGTGTCGTAAGACCGCAGCGGCAGGCACGACGTGGCGTGCGTGGTCGAGCAGCCGGCGAGCAGAGCAGTAAGGATGACCCAAAGAGCAATCCAGCGCCATGTCTTGACGAACAGCGAGGTCACAGTCCTTCCTTTCGCAATCTGTCAACAAGCTCCTTCCGCGTGCGCGGTGCCTCGCTCCCAGCACGCAGCGCCGCTTCGGCCGCCTCGCGCGCGGCGCGCTCCTGGGCGAGCTTCTGTTGGGTCACGCCAGCCTGTTTCAGCTTCCAGATGCCGAAGCCGACCAGCGCGACGATGCCGAGCCCGCCCAGGACCGTGAGCGCGGTGGACAAGCCCAAGGGCTACTTCCCGCCCTTGCCCTTCTCTCGCGGTGCCGGCTTGCCGGGCTTGCGCTTGCCGAGCACCTTCTTGATGCCCTTCTTGATCTTCGATGCCATGGGAATTTCCTACGGTTTGGGTGATGCGTTGGGCGCCATGTAGACCCCGAAATACGTCGCCAGTCCGACAAGTAGAGACGTGAGCCACGTCCGTTCGTCGAAGTCGGGCTGATCCGGGATGTACGCCACGAGCGCGCTGACCAAGTATGGGATCAGCGACGCGAGGATGCCGCCGACCCATGCTTTGGCCGACGCGCCTGAGAAGATCGTTGAGAGCATGTTTGTCTCCATTTCAAACCCATTGCAGGATCACGCGATCATACTCCTTGCGGAACCGCGCAACCGTACCCGCTCCCGCGTCCGAGTTCCAGTGGCGTTTCCAGTAGTGCGCGAGGCCCATCACGTCGTCCGCCGCCGGCAGAGCTTCCTCGATGCGCCAG